AAATTGAAGAAGCAATTAACGCATTAATAAATGAAAAAAATCAAGAAAATAATAAAGCTTATTCTTGGTTTCTAGGAGATTAAATTATGGCAGGAATAAAAGATTACTCAACAACACAAGCTAACAACACAGATTTAAATGGAATAAATACTGCGGAGGGAATGTTACCTTCTAACTTGAACAATGCTATTAGAGCCTTGATGAAGAATACTAGAGAATGGTATAACGATAGTCAATGGGTTGAGTATGGTGATGGTGATGCAGCTTTTACAGCAGCTTATGCAAGTTCAACTTCTTTTACAATTGCTGGTGTTAATGTAACTGCAATTTATCATGCTGGAAGAAGAATTAAATTAACAGCTTCTACACCTGGTACTATTTATGGAACTATTGCTAGTTCAACTTTTTCTACAAACACTACAGTAAATGTAACTTGGGATAGTGGTTCATTATCAAGTGAAGCTATTACAAATGTTTATATTGGTGCTTTATCTAAAACAAACAATTCTATTCCAACAGGAATTATATCAACTGCTATTCTTGCAGATGGATCAGTTACAACTGCTAAAATTGCAAATAGTAATATAACTATTTCTAAGATGGCGGCTAATTCTGTTGACTCTGACCAGTATGTAGATGGTTCAATAGATACAATTCATATTGCATCTGCACAAGTAACAGCAGATAAAATTGGAACAGATGCTGTAACTACAGCAAAAATAAATGCTGATGCTATAACAAGTGCTAAAATTGGTGATGAACAAATTGATAGTGAACATTACGTTGATGGTTCAATAGATACAGTTCATATTGCAGACTCACAAATTACAGTTGCTAAAATGGCAGCTAACTCAGTAGATTCAGATCAATATGTTGATGGATCAATTGATACAGCTCACATAGCTGATTCTCAAATTACTTCTGCAAAAATAGTAGATGGTACAATTGTTAATGCAGATGTTAATGCAAGTGCAGCAATAGATGCAACTAAAATTCATGATGGTGCAGTTTCAAATGCAGAATTTGCATATGTTAATGGAGTTACTTCAGCTATCCAAACACAAATAGACGCAAAAGCTGCAACGACTTATGTTGATAATGCAGTTGCTGGATTAAGAACTAGAATTATTGCAGAGTGTGCTTCAACTGCCAATGTAGTTATTTCATCAGCTCTTGAAGCTGGAGATGTTATTGACGGTGTTACACTTGTTGAAGGAGATAGAGTATTATTAAAAAATCAAAGTACAGCATCTCAAAATGGTTTATATCTTGCAGTAGCAAGTGGAGCTGGTGCAGCATCAAGAGATCCTGAACATGATACTATAGCAGAATTATCTGGTGGTATGGTTATAACTAATCAAGGTACTGCAAATGATAATAAAATATTTTTATGTACTACAGATACTGATGCAACATTAGGATCTACAAGTATTACTTATACAACTATAACTCCACAAAATGTTGGATCAGTAACTTCTATTACAGCTGGTACTGGTTTATCTGGTGGTGCAATTACATCTGCTGGAACAATAGCAATTGATTCAACTGTTGCTACACTTACTGGAACACAAACTCTTACAAACAAAACTTTAACTAGTCCAGTATTTTCTGGAACAGCAACAAATTTCACATCTACAGGTATAGATGACAATGCTACAAGTACAGCTATTACTATTGATAGTAGTGAGAATGTATCATTGACATCTATATTAAAAGTAGACACAGTCCAGGACCAAGACGGTAATAATATTATTAATGAGAACGCTAATACAATTACTATTGGTGCATCTGGTGATACTATTACTATTCCATCAGGTGCAACTCTTGCAAACTCAGGTATTATAACAGGTTTTGAATCTACAGGTATAGATGACAATGCTGATGCAACAGCTATTACTATTAATAGTAGTGAACAAGTAGAATTTACAGCAGGAACAGCTTTATTACCTGCAATCACAACAACTGGTGATGCTAACACAGGTATGTGGTTTCCTGCCGCTGACACTATTGCATTTTCTGAAGGTGGTTCAGAAGTTATGCGTATCGACAGTTCTGGAAAAGTTGGTGTCGGAACTTCATCTCCATCACAAGCATTAGATGTCGTAGGTAGTATAGAAGTATCAGATGGTATTTACATTGGTGGCACAGCAGCAGCAAACAAATTAGACGATTACGAAGAAGGAACTTGGACACCTTCTATAACTACAGCAGGAGGTACTCTTTCTGTTACTTATGCTGAAAGAGCAGGTAAATATACAAAGATAGGAAATATAGTTACCTATGAATTTTATATAGAAACTTCTGTTTTTTCTGGTGGAACTGGAAACCTTACATTTGGTGGATTACCTTTTACTGTTCAAGCAGGTAGAGGAGCCTTAGGTATAGCAGCAGGTTCAAGAATTGATTTAGGAATAGAATCAGCAGTAATTATACCATCACAAAGCAGTTCAAATTTTTTAGTCAGAATTAAAAATTCAACAGGAACAGGAACAAGTGACAATTTAACTACACTTGATGCTAGTGATTGGTCAAACAATAATCCAACATTAATGTATGGAGCTGGTTACTACAGAACAGATAGTTAATTTTAACAACAACAAAGGAGAAACAACATGGCACTAACTAAAGAGACACAGATTGGTAAAATCGAAGTGGTCGGAAAATACAAATCAGTTCAAGTAAGAACAGATACTGTAGTTATGGAAGATGGGACTGAATTATCAAGAAAGTATCATAGACATTCTTTGATGCCAGACGCAGTTATAACTGATGAGAACGCAGAAGTTCAAGCAGTATGTAACGCAGTTTGGACACAAGATGTTAAAGATGCTTATGCGACTTTTAAAGCTGAGCAAGAAGCTGAATTAAACGCAGAATAATAGGAGATAAACTATGGCAATAACATACGAATGGAGTTTTCCAAATTTTGAGACAAACTCTGACAATATAGTCAAAACAATACATTGGAGATATACAGCAGTTGATGGAGAACATTCAGCATCTATGTATGGATCTTGTGGTGGTTCTGATGGCATGGATTTTGATGCTATGACTAAAGATACTGCTATCGCTTGTGTGATTTCAATGTCTGAAACAACTGAAGAAGATATGCAATCAAACTTATCAGCTCAGATTGATAGTCAAAAAGCACCAGAACTAACATCACAAACTAAAGAGTGGTAATACATGAACTTTAAATTTGACGACAAAGACTACGATAGCGATAAGTTATCTGATAATGGCAAATTATATTTAGGTAAACTTCAACAAATTCAAGCTAAACAACAACAGTTAAACTTGGAAATGGCAGATGTAAATATATTACAAAGTCATTACTCTAATCTTTTAAAGGAAGAATTACCTAAAGAAGAAGAAGTTAAAGAAGAAGAAGTTAAATAATTTATGGCTAATATATATAAAAACGCAGGGTTTGATTTAACAACTACTGATTTAACTACTATTTATACAGTACCTGCTTTAAGAACAGCTATTGTTAAAAGTATACAAATTAGTAATGAACATAGTAGTAACAACTTAGTAGAAATATTTGTAACAGATAGTTCAGCTAGTGCTACCTTTGAAATTTATCATATATCAATGGATGCAGATTCAACAGCTAATGGTTTGTTAGCTCCTCTTGTTTTAGAAGCTGGAGATATACTTAAAATGCAAACAGCTACTGCAGATAAAATTGAAGGTATGATTAGTTATTTAGAAATATTTGACGAAAAGAGTGCTTAAAAAATTAGAATTTTTAAGAATTAAAAATTATGCTTAAATATATATTGTTTTTAAGTATTTTTTAATGTATTTATGGAATTAGTACGAATACCAATTATAGAACTTGATAAAGTTTGGTCTTTAGTAGAAAAAGATATTAGAAACGCTTTAGCTTATTCAGGTCAACTTACCGATTCAGATCATGTTTACGAAACTGCTAAAGAAGATAAGTTTCAAGTCTGGATTATTTGGGATAAAACTCAAAAGAAAACAGTTGATAAATATTTTGGTGTAGTCGTAACTGAGATAATAAAAAGAAAACATGGTAAAGTCTGTCATGTCTATATTGTAACTGGAAGGCAAATGTCTAAATGGCAACATCTTATAAGTAAGGTTGAAGAATTTGCTAAAAATGAAGGTTGCAAGATGATGGAATTAATTGCTAGACCAGGTTGGCAAAAAGTCTATAATAATCATGGTTATAAAAAAACCCATGTTGTTTTAGAAAAACAAATTAAACAAGAGGAGAATAAAGATGTCAAGTAAAGTAAATCAATATTTTAAAAACAAAATTAAAAGTATGAAAGGCTCTATATCAGATGGAGAAAGAAAATTTATAGAAGATAATGTTCCTAACAATATTTCTAATTCTGATTTTAAAGGTTCAATATCAGAAAAAGAAATGGAATTATTAAAAAGTATGCTTCCTAAATTAGGAAGTTAACAATAGGAGAATAATATGAGTTTTGGCGGAGGAGATTCAGGAGGAGGTGGAAATCAAACAACACAAGTAACACCTTATGCACCAGCACAACCTGCATTAAATCAAATACTATCAGAATCTACAAATTTATATGGAC